CTTGTTCGATGCTGGCATCAGAAAAGACTCTTACATAAACCTCATCGAGTTTCTCAATTTTTATCATTACATCCCTGCTAGGAACTTCTTCCATTCAACGGCAGTCTTGATTTGCCAGTCTCTGGCTTTAATCTGTCCGAGGATTGATTCCAAAAAGTATATCATTGTTTCAAGGTAGTCGATCTTAACTTTCATTGTGTTGAGATCGCTGTCGCCTGAGAGGAATTCATCCATCTCATTCTTTAGTGGTTTAACACCCTGCCATTGTGGCCAGTCGAGTGCAGTCAACTCTTCGCGTGAGAGTTCACCACGATAGTATCTGAATTTGTTTTTGCGTAAGATGTTGTAGTCAGAACTGAACTTTGTGTGTTTCAGTTTCACATTGACTAGAAGTTTGACGTACTTAGCGTGTAGCTTTGGTGTAGCGGTGGTAGTCTCACCGAGGTAGTTGTCGTCGATCTCGCAATCAACGTCCCACATTTCTTGTATCTGCTCAATATTCATAATAACTCCATTTTATAATAGCCTCGTGGCTAAACATCAATTACAATAATTTATACCATCCAAACTTAAATGTTACAGAAGCAACAACGTAGTTGACATCATCATTGGTAGAAGCGAATGTCAATGAATCGATAGTAGTCGGAAACACATCATAGAACTGCATTGTCTGGATAGCTTGGTTGTTACTATCTAGGATTTGTAGCGTAGCGTCAGAGTAGTTCTTAGCCAGTTCACCGTAAGCAGTTGTGTCGTTTGCGTTACCTGAGATGTATTGGTCATAACTTTCTGGGAACCCTAGAGCAACAATCCAGTTGTATAGTGTTCTGTAATTGGTCATGTTCTCATCAACTAAAAACTGCACCACCAGAGGATCGTACTGTAATGTATCACCTGGAACTGGTTGTGTAGAGAATGGCGTAGAAAACGCTGGTTCTCCAAGATTAATCCCTGGAAGATTTGCCTGCTGACAATTGAATGAAATTTCAGGTAGCTTAGTTATACTAAACTTGAACCCATTCGGTGACAGTGGATTTAGATTTGAAGGAATAGATGTAGCCATACTATTATTTAGGAAATGAAAAAAGGGAGCCGAAGCTCCCTTTTTAGTACCTAGTAACAGGCTCTTGCTGATTACAGCAAGTTAGTTACTTTAACCTTACGGTAGTAGTAGTTTGCGTTAGCAGTCAAGTTGTCTTGACCAGCAGCGCCGTCATCCAAGTTAACGAATGGGTTAGCAACTAGACCGTAACGAGTCTTGAAACCAATCTTTGGTTGGAAGCTGTTTGGATCAACAGCACGAACCATTTGCAATGGAACGTATGGGCAGTAGAACAAACCAGCGTCAAAAGCAGAAGCGCCTTTGTAACCAACAACGAAGAACTGGCTGTTAGAAACGTTAGAAGTATATGGATCAACATACACTTTGTACTTGCCGTTTAGAACACCAGCGAAAGTAGTAGATGTGTCATCTACGTTTAGAGCATTCTTACCAGTGATACCAGAAGAATAGTCAAGAACACCAGCCATCGCTAGAGCAGAAGCAACGTCTGCAGAAGTGATGATGATGTTACCACGTCCACGACGAGTTTGTTGACCGATAGCATTGGCTTCACGTTCGATTTGGAACATTAGACCTTTGAACTTTTCAACAGACCAACGACCGTTAGAGTCAACGTCCAAGTCGAAAGTACCAGCAGTAGCAGTACCAACTGCAGCACCTTGCTTAGCAGCAGTGTAAACAGTACGAACAACTTCACGGTTGATTTCAGAAAGGATTTCTGTAGAAAGGATGTTGCTCAATTCGCCTTCAGCGTCAAGACCGTGAACAGATTTCAAGTCTTGTGCCAATTCGATAGAGTATTCAGCCTTCAAAGCACGAGTCTTTGCAGTTACAGAAGTCTTTTCGATAGAGAATGCCATCTCACCGAAAGCACCGTCACCGTTACCGCCTTGACCAAGACGCTCAGCAGCGGCAGTAGCCATACCAGTACCAGTAGTGTTGTTTGCTGGATCCCAAGAAGAACCAGCGTGAGTGCCAGTACCAGAGAAGTCAGTATCTGCTTCGTTGAACAACGCTTCAGTACCGTTTTGAGCAGCGTAGCGAGACTTCATTGCGAAGATCAAGCCAGTTGGCTGAGTCATTGGCTGAACACCAGCGATATCATAAGCGATAAGCTGTGGCATTGCACGACGAACTAGGGAGATCAATACTGGGTCGAAACCAGCCATTTGACCGTTAGTACCTGCACCGCCCATGGAGACGCCAGTACCACCAAAGTTAGTTGGAGCAGTTTCGAAAAGTGCTTCAGCTTGCTTTTGCATTTCACGTTCTTGGTTTTCCAAAAGAACGGCAGTAACCTCTTTACGGTACTGATCTTTGAAAGCTGGTGCACCTTCGTGATTCAACACTGGTGCCCATTTTTCCATTAGAGCTTGACGAGTTGTCATTTTTGTTTTCCTTTAAATTAGATTTTGTTGAGTGCTGATAGATATGCAGACATTTTTGGATCGACAGGGGCTACCTTCTTTTCCTCAGTCAACACTTCTACTGGAGCGTCAGTAACAACAGATGCTACTTCAGTCTTCTTACCAGAGAAATAATTCTCACGGATAGTCTTGACTTTAGTCTCATAAGTTCCTGCGTCTTCATAAGAAAGTTCTTCAACTAGGCTCATGAACTTTTCAGTTTCAGAGTCAGTCAAACCTTCGCTGATTTGTTTAACAATCTCTTGACGCTTAGCTTCTGCCAAAGTCTTAGTCAACTCAACGTTGGTTTCGACTTGTTCATTTAGCTTAGCTTCCAAAGCAGTAATTTTTTCTTCCATTTCGCCAAGTACATCGTACTTTTCTTCTGGAATATCAATATAATGCTCTTCAAAGAGACCTTTCAAGCCAGTAATGAAACCTTCTAAGATCTCAGACTTGATACCACGCTCAAGGGCTAATTCATTCTGTGCAATCCACTGCTCGGCAATATAGCCAAGATATCCATCAACTTGTTCAACAATTCCCTGAGTATTCTGCTCGACTTGCTCAGCAAGTTTAGCTTCGAATTCTTCGCTAATACGTGCAACTTCTTCGTTAACACGTGCTAAAACAGCTGCTTCATAAATTGTAGCTGCTTTAGATTTAAAATCTTCTGTTAGCTCTTCACCATTGAAAAGAGCATCCATATCTTCTTTCATGCCTTTAGAGGCAGTTCCTTGACGGATAGGAGCTTGGTCACCATTTTTAGGATTTTGAGATCCTTGTGGTGCAACTTCAGCTTGCTTCTCGTCGTCCACGTTATTACGTGCAGAGTCTGGATTAGGTGTTTCACCACCGCTTGGTACTGCGTCACCTTGACGGATGACAGCTTTCTCACCAGATGCGCCAGCAGCAACATCTTTAGCGCCTGTCTCAGCACCACCTAGTTTTGCTTCATCTAGTTTTTGCTTTTTAGATTCAGCTAGAATCTGTGCAATCTTTTGTTCGATAGACATTCGTTATCTCCTGTAACTGGATTAGTTCTATTAAATTATTTATTATTTATCTGATTTTACTCAGAAAATTTTGGAAAGCGTGCAATTTAGCTTCCTCTAGTTGTCGAGTAGAAGCCTTTCTGATTGAAGCCTTAGCAGCTTCGATTTGTTGCTCCACAAACTTTCCATCAATATAAATCCACTCTTTGTTTTCCATAATACCACGGACAAAAGCGTCTGGGGCAGATGGGTCTGCCACGATGTCCGCAGCAGTGGATAACATAAAGTCATCCTGAACAACATTAACCCCTTCTTTATTTAATTGAAGAGAGCCAAGTGCTCTTGAAGAAACACCAAGATTAGCGCCACCGTCTAGAAGACCTCTAGCGATGTTGCCCATTGGAGTCTCTAAAATCTTTGCCTTACCGATGTAGTTAGTACCTTCTTTGCGAAGGTCAACGATAAGATGGGAGACACGGTCCAAGTTAATAGATGGAGTGTCTGGGTGACCAAGTTCACCGTAAGCACGGTTGTTCTGAACTTGTTCTTGTAAGTAACGTGCAACTTCCTTGTCCATAACATGCTCTGGGTACATACGCTTGTTACGGTTCTGGATGTTTGACTGTAGGAAGACACCTTCAATAAAGTATGTCTTGCCTTTGCCTAGCTTCTCTTCAACGATCAGCTTGGCTTCTTGGATGTCTTCTCTAATTAGTTTCATTTTAGACCTTATCTGGAGAACCTGACACAGTAGTAGAAGCACCAACACGAGTCACATCATCGTAAGAACCGTAAGTAGCAGTTTCAACTTTAGTGTTCCAACCAGCAAGTTTACGAAGAACTAACCATCCAGTAACATCTTTTGCTGAGTGGTTATCAATAACAATGTCAGATGTGTTGTCGTTATTAACAGGGATGCCAACTGTATTGAATTCAATATTAATATCGTTCTCAGGAGCGCAAGAAATAACACGTTTGTTATTTCTATCAATTCTAACATGCGCACCCAATTCACCTGAACATACAAATTTAACTATGTCAACTTTTGGTGCGTCAGAGTTTCTTTGCTGTGTTGGCGCAGTTAGATCAGCGATAGTAATAGTGCCTGTTTCTGCAGCAGAAGATGAGAAATGAATCACAGTCTCCTGGTTTGTGTTTTTGGTTGTTGTGAAAATGACAGCCATTTTTATTCCTCTATTTGTTCAAGCACATGAAGGAAATTGCTACTGCTTTCTCTCATGTACTCGATAATCTCTGCTTGATCAGATAATAAGTTATTTAGGCGTTCTTGCGTTTGTTCAGAGATTGCGATGATACATTCGTCATTAAGTACATAATGAAGTTTCCCCTCAACAATCTTATCTAACTTATTAAGCTGACGGATTCTTTGTACGACTGGGTCTACTGTAAAAATGTTGGAAGAAGCCAGTTTAATATAATTCTCTATAAGTGTATCTGTTACTTTGATTTCGTAATATTCTTTAATAATACTAGCTACTTTGTTGCCAGATAGTTCTTCATATAAATCTTTTGATACTTGTTGTTCTAATTTTTCACTAATATATTCTTGCTTAACGTATTGTCTAGCTTCTTCCAAACTTTTGAATTGAGTTTCAGATCCATCAATTAGCACTTTTCCTTCATCTGTTTTTTCAATCAGATGCATATAAGAACGAACACTCTCTGCGATGTTCGCTTTTTTAACTGACTTTGTGAACTCTGAGTAGTACATTACTTGTTAGACTTTTCTGGATGTTTAGCGTAATATGCACCTAGTGCCATTTTGATTCGCTCTTTTTTAGACTTACCTTCAAATTTAGGATTGTCACTGTGAACGAAATCTTTAATAACATTACTTGCTGGAGTTTTCTTAGTTAAAACTTCATCAAGTTGTTCTTCAGTCAAAGAATCAATGGTTTCTAAATCGTAATCTTCTTCAACAACTGTATTACCAGATGATTCTTCTGTAGGAGATCTGAACATACTTTGCGCCATATTTTGACGCATATCATCTAATTTAGCAGAAATCTTTTCTGCCATGGCTGCTTGAAATGCATTCTCTGTTCGAGTAGCATCTTTAGCCATCATCGCATTCACTAGTTCTTGTACATTTTGGTTCATTTGTTATCTCCTGTTTGTGTGTCGCTCGTTGGGGCTTCAAGTGCCTGTGGAGCATTCGCTTGTAAATAATTTTGCTGAGCAGCTTGAGTAGCACCTGCTATCTCACCATCACGTGAAGCAAAGTCCATATGGAAGTCTTCTTCAGCATCCATTTCTTTTTGCATCTGCTCGATATCTTCTTCAGTCTGTTGAAGAACATTCTTCTTAACCCAGTTCATAGAGAAGAACTTGCCGATGTATGGCTCCATCTGTTGGATAGTAGCAATACGAGCCATCATCACTTCATTGTCTTTCAACTCTGAATAGTGGTTGTCTTCTACGAAGTCATAGCGGATATCTTGTTTGATCTCGTCCCACTCTTCTGGGCGCATGATATTCTTTGCAGCCAACTGAACACGTAGTGCGTCAGTGAACATAGTTGCAAATTTCTTACGCAAACGAGAAACAAACTTGTGAAACTTAATTTCATCTCTAGAGATTTCAACAGAACGACCAATAGAGAACCCTTGTTGTTCTTGCAAACGACCAACTGGTACGTTGAGTGCGTGATACAACTTGTTCTGGAAGTATTGAATATCTTCGATATCACCAAGATTTTGTCCACCTGGAAGTGTAGTAATTTCTGTACCTTTACCACCTTCACGGCGAGGCATCCAGAAGTCTTCCATCATAGACATATGTTTACGATCGTCACGCACTTCGCCAGTTGTAGCGTCATAAACAATCTTATTACGGAACTTATTCATAATGTCCGTAACATATTGCTCAGCCTTAACCTTAGGTAAGTTACCAACGTCGATGTAGAAAATACGACGTTCTGGTGCACGAGAAATACGATAGATGACCAATGCGTCTTCAATCATCTTCAGCTGATTAACAGCTTTAATTGCTTTGTGTAGGTATGACATCATCATACCAGTATTCTGGTCTAGATAACCAGATGGAACATAAACGATAGAGTCAATGGATAACTTGATCCCTTGTGTCGTTTGTTCAGTAATACCTTTGTCGTTAAACAGATAGAACTCTTCAACAGCTTTGATAACTTCAACACCTTGTTGGTTCTTTTCTTTAATAACGTTTTTAATACGACGAATCTTACGTGGGTCAATGTATCGCAATTCAACGATACCTTGCTTTAAATTCTTTTCGTCGATTAGAATCTGATAGTAAAGGCGTCCATCAATATACCAAGAACGGAAGATATCATGTGCACGCTCTTCAAACTTTAAAACTTTGAGAACATTGTCAAATTCTTCGTTAATCTTTTTCTTGATATTTGGAGAAACATCTACTGCGTCTAAGTTCATCTTGACGCACTTACCCTGCTCGTCTACAACAATTGCTTCGTTGACGATGTCTTCAATTGCTGAATCGCAATCGGAATATTGTGCGACTTCACGGTAACGGCGGATAAGGTCATTTTCGTTTTTAACGACGCCTTCGACGTCCATAACCATACCGTAATAACCACCAGCATTAACACCAGTGTTTATTACGGTACTGCCGTCAACTGGAGGGGGAGCTACGACACTGTCAAGCTCCCTCTCTTTTTTACGTGTAATCTCGAATCCAAAAAATTGCATTATATAATCCTTCTATCAATTATAGAGGAATAGAGCCAACTGGTGTATCAATAGAAACATTAACTCCGAATCCAGAAGAAGCACCAGTGCCAGATGTGAAGAAGTTGTATGTAAACTCTACATCAAACTGCTCAATCGCATTTTGTTGCTCATAATCCAAACCGATAGCAGAGATTGATGTTGGGAATGCATCAACGAACTTATATGTTTTGATAATAGAACCAGAACGGTCTAGTTGGTGAACCTGTAAGTCTACTTGGTAGTCAGTTGGGTTTACCTTACCACGAGTACTGTCATAGTTCTGGATACCAGATTGCCACTGTTCTAGTGCATTACGGATACCGAAAGTAGTATCGTTGTAAATCGTAACAGTCCAAGGTGCGAAAGTACGCTCACCAGCAAAGTTTACTGGACGACCCTTGAATAATACAGGGATAGTCTCAATAGTAGAAGCTGGTAGTTGGGCAGCTTTACACAAAAATTGTGCACGTTGTCCTGCTACTGCACCAAGAGTTACGAATGATGGGAATGTCAGTTCAACACGGAACTGATTAGGGCGAGCACCGCCCCCAATCATTTGTGACTTAAAATCAGCAATATTTGCCATTTAATTCTCCTTTGTTCTTCTTATTTATTCTCTAATTACGCACCTAGCTCAGTGAAGCTAATGCTAGAACGAGCAGCCACGAAGTTCAGAGTAATAAAGTTGATAGAACGGTTTGGCTTGACGAAGATGTCTGCAACAAATTGGTTGGAGTCAATGACTTGACCAGTGTTGTTAGACTCATCGCACTTAACAGCGAAATCTGTAATACCACGGCGACCTTGAATGTCACGTAGGAATGGTTCGATCAAATTCTTGAACTGAGCACGTGTGAACGGATCGTTGAATTCGAACAGCTGGAACTTGGCAGCAGTAGCGATAGCCTTTTCCATAACGATGAACAGACGACGAACGTTGATACGATCGAAAGCACTTGGCTTAGCCAATAGAGTCTTGTCACCGAATAGAACAGTACCTTCACCTGGGAAGGAAACCACTGGGTTAACGCCAATCTTGTACAGAACATCACGGTCTGCTTTAGTTGGGTTGTGAGCCAATTTAACAACGTTCTTGATCTGACCACGGTTTAGACCAGATGGAGAGAACCATGGGTCATTAGTGTAATCAGTACGAGCACATAGACCAGCAGTATCACCGTTCAATGGGATCCAACGGTACTTGTCGTTGTAACGGTCGTACTGGTACTTGTAACCAGAGTCAAGCACAGCGTAAGAAGTGCTTGGTAGAGCGTTACGGTAAGCAACGATCTTGTCAGTAGCAGCAGAGCCAGTACCGATAACTGGGTCACCAGAAGATACATCTTGTGCAGATACAAACACAACGCAGTCTAGGCGAGATTCTGCAATACCGATAACGTAGTTAGCAACAGTTGGAGAAGCCTTACCTACTGGAATTAAAGAAATGTCGTATTGCACATCGTCAGCAAATTGAGCGAACGCAGTCATTGTTTCACCGTCAGTAGCAGTCAAGCTATCAACACCACCACCTAGAGAGCGAGTAACCGCAGCACTCAAAGAAGAGAATGCTTTAGCTGCAGCTTGTGTACCCCAGTTAGCTGCAACAGCTGCTGGGTGATCCATCCAATAGATGTATTCAGAACCTGCGTTAATAGCGTCTTTGTAGTAGTTGTTAGTACCATCAGATTTCTTAGCATCAGATGCTTTAGAAACGAATGCAAATTTTTCTAGAACAGTTCCTGGAGTACCAGTCCATAGACCATCTTCGTCGATAACTACAACGTGTACTTCGTCGTTAGAACCATTAACAGAAGCAGAGTATGTAGATGTGCTTGGGGCGCTATCGAAGTTAGCTTTGTATGCCCAAGTAGCAAATGTTGCAGAGTCAGCCATAGAAACTAACAAAGAGTTTCCTAGAGCACCTGGATAACGAGCAGCCCATTCACCAAACACACCAGCGCCGTTAGCGAAAGATGTTAGGTAATCTTGAGAGTTATTGATCTTAACACCAGACACTGCAGCAGTTGCAGTTGCAGTCGCAGTAGTACCAGATGATGGAGCAGCGATAGTAACTGATGGAGCAGAAGTGTAACCAGAACCAGCGTTAGTGATAGTAAAACCAACAACGCTAGAACCAGAGATAGTTACAGTACCAGCAGTTGCGCCAGTACCAGTACCAGTAATGCTCACTGTTGGAGCAGAAGTGTAACCAGAACCAGCATTAGTGATAGTGATACCAGTAACTGCACCACCTGCTATAGTGACTGTACCAGTAGCAGCAACACCACCTTGAGTTTGTGGATTGCTAAATGTGGCAGTAACAGTACCGCTATAACCAGATCCGCCAGAAGCGATAGTTACTGCAGTAACACCACCACCAGAAAGAACGGCAGTAGCAGTTGCTTGAGTACCGCCTGCATCTTGAGGGGCAGAAAGAGAAACTGCTGGGATGCTAGTGTAACCAGAACCAGCAACGTTAATTGCAATACTAGAAACGCTACCAGACTGAATAGCGACAGAATTTCTTGCTGCTGCGCTATCAGTACGGCTGATAAGCATACTGTTTGTGTAAGATAGGAAGTTAGCAGCAGTAAAGAATGCCTGAGCGTTAGCGTCAGATGGTTTACCGAAGATACGAACTAATTCATTCTCGGAAGTGACACTAGTAGGAGCCAAGACTGGACCCCACGCAAAAGGACCAGCGAAAGCGCCACGAGAGCTAGAAACAGCTGGAACGATTGCTGAAAAATCTTTTTCAACGACTGCAACGCCTGGAGATAGTTGGAAAGGCATTGTAATTCTCCTTATTTGATAAGTTTTACTCTAGACAGGTTTTATGTCTACATATTTTATTTATGATTTACAAGTTTTCATTAGAAGTTTAATGGGGCAGCTTCCTGCCCGTCATCATAAAACCCAAATGGAGTCAATTCTTCTTCGATAGCCTGAATTTTCTTTTCATACATAACTCGTCGAAGATCTACATTATTTAGCTCTTTGAAATACGGCTGGGTTGTTAGCCAACCGAATAGCACAAGAGGCATAACCAAGTCATCATGATATCCTTCATCCGCCTCATAAGAACCCTTCTTTTCGATAAAAGTAGAGATTTCGGAGATGGTATCAGCATCACTAATAATCATCTTTTTCTCTTCAACCATAGACTTAAAGTTATGGCATCCGATTCTTTTAACACGTCTGTCTGTATTAACACCTAAACGTGTCTTTCCTCCACCAAATCCACCACCGACTTGTTGACCAGTAGATGAACTATTAACCATTAGGATATTTTCATATTCTAATTCGGCGTGAAGGATATATGCAACCTGTTCACTGATATTAGTTTCGATCAGGACATAGGCTTCGTTGTATTCTTTTGCAACCTTGTGTATAACGTTAGGATACAATAGTGGGCTAATCTCATTATTTCTATACTTAGCCACGATTCTGTAAGGCGTTTCTGTAATATCGACTACTTGGAACGCAGAGTGGTCGCCGCCAACACCCTTTGCAACGTCTGCGACTAAACAGTAAGTATGACCAGCTGATGGTCTAACATAAACATCCAATCCTTCTTTCTGATAGATTGTTGGGTCTATGGACATCTGAGCGATAGTGTCGGCGTTGATTAGGGTTAAGCTAGAACCCAAGAACTTACAAGCAACCTCTTGGTTGTACTTGAGTTCACCAAGCATAGCCTTTTGTTCTTCAGCCCACTTCTCATCACGACCTGGAATTTCCCAGTAAGGAATGAATAATGGGACGAATCCATTACGACCATTCTCAGCGTCATTCCAGAACTTCCAGAAATGGTTATAACCTAGTGGAGTTGAAGAAAGTAGAATCTTGGTTGTCTGTCCAGCAGAAATGGTTGGGTAAACAGAAGTAAAGAATTGCTCAGCTACGCCATTTGGAATGATCGCAGCTTCGTCAACATACAATAAGTTAACAGACTTACCACGAATACCAGACGCAGAAGTTGCTGCAGTAAATACCTTAGAGCCGTTTTCCAATTCAATGTCACCCTTGTTCCAAGTAGTGACACCTTGTTGAAGCCATATAGGTAATGCTTCATACATAATCTGGTAACGATCTAAAACTTCTCGAGCAGCAGTAGCTTTGTTAGCTAAGATGGCTACGTTCTTATTTGGTTGGAATAAGGTATACCACAAGATATATGCCGCAGATGTAGTGGTTTTACCTTGTTGACGCCCTTCCATAAGAATAACTCGACGGTTATTATGGATAACATCAATTTTCTTTTTCTGGCAGTCGTACAGTGCAAATTTAACTAAACCATGATCAAGAGAAACGATGTAGCAATAATTTTCAATAAAGTAAACTGGATCCTGTGAACACTTAATATATTCTTGGATCTGTTCTGGCGTGAAGCTAATCTGAACGCCAGCTGCTTTCAGGTTCGGGTTGTTATTATAAAACTCAGCCATTTAGAATGTGTCTAACCAATTCTCACTAGTTACTGTTACAGATTGAGTATCACCTTCAGCTGTATATACTCTATTTGGGTTTGAATAATCTTCGTTGTTGCCAACAGAAGCATTAACTTGGGTGATAACTCCCTGTCCAGATACTGGACCAAATAAATTCATCTTCATAGTGAAGTTCAGTGTATGTGTAACGAATCTTCTTTCTTGGAAAGAACCGTCGTATTCGTCTTGAACTGACACTGCATTTAGAACGATAGGAACATCAGTTTTAATACCTAGAGTGTCAATGGTATTTATAGTCAACGTATATTCTGGTGTGAATGTTGGCAGAATCTGCTCAAGAATCTGTAAACCATCTTCTTGAGTTTTTGTTAGAATGTACAAATTAACGCTAACATTATATGGCACTGGTGTGTAAACAGTAGACTGAATAGTCGATTCGCCAGATTTAATCTTCTGCATACGGTTAGTCTTACGAGCAGAGTCGTATGCATAATCTGTTATTTCAAAAGACATTCTTGGAAGAGAAATCATTGTATGATTCTCTAGGGTTGGGTCAGAGTCCAAGCGAACTAACCATTTTTCTTTTGGAGCATATGCTAGTGGAACTTGTAATCTTTGTAAAGTTGTTCCATTAACAGAATCGCCCTGTTTACGATCAATATAAATGTCACTGAATAAACGACCAAACGCTACGATACCCTTTCGGATAGTGCCATGGTAATAAACACTTCCATTAAGCATTGTTTATTTCTCCGAATGGATTAGAGTCGTCAAAATTAAGTACAGTTGAAGACTGTTGCTTGAATTTATTATTATCGCCGAATGAATCTGCTTTATCGATATTGATGTCAATAGCGCAAGTAGCAGCAGCACCACTACCAGTTGTACCAGTGATCACTATTGATGGTGTTGTTTGGTAACCAGATCCACCAGAAAGAAGGTTTATAGAAGTGACTTGTCCATTGTTAACAACAGCTTCAGCTAGTGCACCCCTACCAGTCGAACTAACAAATGTCACTGTTGGGGCATTAATATATCCACTTCCGTTAGATGTAAGACTAATAGATTTAACTTCGCCAGTGTGGTTTCTAGTGGTGTTGGTATTGAAAGTTTTAAGAGTTTCAAACGCATCTACTGCAGCAATACCAGTATCAATAGCTTCAGAAGCATACTGGAATAGTTCTACTTGAAGTTTGTAGACGTATAGTTTACCTAACTGATAGAATGGATCCTGATGCTGAACAAACTTGATTTCAAATAAACCCTTAGAAAGAGGGAAGTAGATTAAGTCGCCTTCATTTGGTCTATTTGGAACTGTAGTTACTCCATAACGACCAACAAATTGATCCCAGCGACGACGAGCAACTACTAGAGTAGCAGACTGCTCCATCATCAAACCAAACTTTTGAATAAAGGCTCCTTGCCCACCGAACGAATCAACGTTCTCGAAATACATTTCGATAGGAAACGCAGACTTAAATTTACTTAGACGATCTTCACCAAGAATTTCATCTTTAGAAACTAATGTTCTTGGAATGTACATAACCTCTTGACCATAGATTCGTAGAGATTCTATGATCAAGTCTTCGATTAGGTACTGTTCATTTCTAGTACCATGAGAAAAGTAAACATTAGTTGTAGTCATTTTAACCCATCATAAAGTTTAATGGCGCAGACTTATTAGTTAGGTCTTCTTTTAGTTTAGAGATTTCTTCTACAGCTTCTTGGTATAAAGAATCACCATCAAGAATAACGCCACCTGGAAGTTGAATACCTTTAAACTTTTTAATGTTAATAGCCCATTGACGTTTGAATAATGCGATCGTATAATCTTTTAACCAATTATCATTCCATACTTTAGACCATTCATTTGGATCCATGGCACGGTATCCTTTAATGATCATAAAGTCACCTAAGACCACGTTCTGTTTCCAGTTAATATCAAGATATAGACGATCTTGTAATCTGTTATATCTAAAGCTGTCCTTACCATTCAAAGTGAAGTCCAACAAAGATAGATGATTCATAACAGTTTGGTAGTAGATGATAGACGTAGAAGTCAAATCATACAAGTCATTCAAACGTAGTTGATATTGTAAGTCGAAGATATTTCTAGAAGATGATGCAGATCCGATAGAAAGAACATCTGTCACACCGAACACGTGGTCTGGAATATTGATATACTTGTTGTCATATTCACGAAGTGTGAATGGTGTATTGCTGTCTAAAGTTGCTGTTATAGATGTACCAGCTAAGACCTCACCGCCTTGAAATGTTCCTTTTACATCTCTAACCAACAACAGGTTACCAGTAGAAGTTCTATGGTCTTTTGTAACTGTTGCTTTGGCACCAGAAGATAGACCAGTAACGATCTCTCCAATATTGAATGCAGCTGCATTATTCGTAGTTAGAGTCATTTCTGAAGCACGAATCTGTTGCTTCATATACATTTCTTCGATACCATCATAGTGGTATAGACGCCAATAATCAATAGCTTCATCTAGGCGATCTTCTAGCTGATCATCGTCTACGTTAATTTCTACCACAGGAGCACCAAGTGCTCTCAGTGCATATTGTTTTAATTGTTCTCTTGAATTAACTGCCATTTTATTCTCCTAATCTAGAACGTAGTTCATCAACTTCAGCTTTAAGTTCTTGAACAGCTTTGATGAGCACTGAAACCATCTGAGCGTAATTTAGAGACTTAAACCCGTCGGTTTGCTCTCCGACGAACTCTGGCATAACCTGTTCTACTTCTTGAGCGATTAAACCAATTTCTGTTGCGTTATTCTTAACATATTTAACAGGACGTAATTGTAGAACCTCATCTAAACCATAAGATAAATCTACGATGTCTGTTTTTAGATTTATGTCAGAAGAAACTTGGAATCCTGAGCCGTTAAATACACCCCCAGAACTAATGAAGCCTGCTTGTCCACTAGCTCCGTTACCAATATAAATACCACCAGTACCACTATACCAGTTTAAATAAATTCCACGAGATGAACCAGCATCTAGGTGTAAGTTACCATTTGTAGTAACAACAGAAGTAATAGAGTCGTTTCTGCTGATACCATTAACACCATCGCCACCTACGTGTAGGTAAGAACCCCAGCTAGAGTTTGGTCCATATATTGATTTATTATTTCCACTGAATGCCAAGTTGCCACTCATAGTTCCACCAGTAGCTGCCAACGCATAGCTACCAACGTTACCTGAATGTACTGCTTGACGAATGTTAGCGCTTAATGCCACTTCCTTAGCTGTGGTGGGTTTTGCAACCCCAGTAATAGATGTTACTCTATTAGAAGCTCTTGATCCGTATGCAGTATAAACTTTAACATTATATCCATTCCAATATCCTTGACTTGGGAACCAGAAGCAAAGATTTCCACCGTTATTAATAGCAACAAGCCCAGTGATATTTAAACCATTAGAAATACCACCATGGTTAATTATCGTATCAGAGTAGATATAACCTTGATATAGCAGATCTACAGGGATAATATTACCATAACTATTACCTCTGATCTCAAGAACAAATGGGTCACCGTTGGTGACTGCGTAGTTGATATTCGTTGTGATTAGCGTACCATTTGGGAAGTCTCTGTCAGAATGGTACCATTCAGTTATATCAATATTTGCAGAACCATTAAACGAAGCACCATTTATATTTCTAGCTGTTTGTAAAACAGTAGCTGTAGCAGCATTACCATTGATGTTGATACCCCAAGTACCACTTGCGCCAGATCCAGACAGAGATGGTGAATAGCTGGTGTAGTTACCTGCATGCAGGGCTTGGTTGCCACCGACAGTGACTGCACCAGTAGAGCCAGTTACTTTGAATTTCTCGCTGCCTTTACCGTCGAATACGGTAAAGTTGCGAAAGTAAGAGGCACCTCCGTTGTATCCGAAGTAATTGACCGCAACACCAGCGGTGTCACTTGCGTCAGCACGTTGCTCAAGACTGTCATCACGCAACGTAATGCGAGCAGAACCCACGTTGCCAGATGTGTACCAGTTGCCAGTGCCAGTACCGCCACTTAGCGATAAGTAGCTCGACAGCGCAGAGCTAGTGATATATCCACTTGGGTTAGTGCTGTTGTATGGTGTGAAGCCAAGAGCAGTAGTAACCTGGCTTGAGCTGATTGATCCAGTATAAGTTGGTAAGTCAGCAGACGTTAATGTAGTACCACTAGTTGCACGCCCTTTAGCGTCAACAGTAATCTTAGTATATGTACCAGCAGTCACACCAGATGCTGCTAAGGTAGCATTAGTGATTGCTGTTCCAGTAGTACCAGAAAGAGTTAAATCGCCACCAGTTACAGAAATTGATCCAGAAGGAATTGATACTGCTGTAGTAGAAACTGCTGTTACCAAACCTTTAGCGTTAACAGTAACTGTTGGAATTTGAGTAGAAGAACCAAATGTACCTACATTTGCATTAACTGTTGCTAGAGTAAGAGCAGTAGATCCACCAGTAGAACCAGTGCCCGTTACGTCACCAGTGAATGTCAAAGATCCAGAAATAGTAGCAGTAGATGCACTTGTAATACGACCTTGTGCGTCAACAGTGATAACAGGTACAGATGTTGACGAACCGTAAGAACCTGCTGTTACTGTAGTGTTTGCTAGTGCAATAGTTACTGCAGAGGAACCAGTATAAGAAGTTCCTGATAAACCAGTACCAATAGTTAGAGCGTTTGGATTTGCTGCAGTAATAGTAATATCAGCAGATCCGTTAAATGCTACACCGTTAATGTTGCGAGAAGTTGCAAGAGTAGTGGCAGTCGATGCATTACCACTCAATGCTGCAGTAATAGTACCAGCAGAGAAGTTACCACTTGCGTCACGAGCAACAATAGTAGAAGCTGTGTTCAAGTTAGTAGCATTACTTGTTACTGTGAATGTAGCAGCGCCAGAACCGTTATATGTAGCTGAACCAGAAAGACCAGTTCCAGAAACGCCTAATGTTAATGTGTTAAGAGTGCCACCTAGCGCAACACCAGAGATAGTGCTGTTGGCTAATTGAGTATTAAGGATACCAGCTGTAGCACTTAGCTGACTGGTTGTAATGCCACTTAAACGAGCTAGTGGTAATGTACCGCTACTGATGTTAGCTGCGTTAGTTGTATCTGTTGTAGCTGACGCAGCTAGCCCAGTAATTTTGCTGGTTGCGATAGAACCAGCCAACATTGTATTAGTAACTGTACCAGTATCACCTGTTGTTACGATAGTTCCTGTGGTAGCTGGGATTGTTAAAACTGTACCAGTACCTACAGCAGCAGTCGGAATAATCTGTACAGTACCAGAAGTAGAACCTGGAAGTGTTACACTAGAAATACCAGTTAACGCTAAGTTGGCACTAGCACGGTTTAGAGCGACTGCAGTAGTACCAATGTTAACAGTAGAGTTGCCAAGGACTGCAGAAGGAATAGTTCCTGTCAAGTTGCCCGCAGTTAGAGATGTCAAGTTTGCGCCAGAAACTGCGCCAAAAGAAGCAGACCAAGTACCACTAGTGATTGTACCGACAGTTGCTAAGTTGACTGCAGAAGTAATAGAGGCTTGCGCAGCGCCAGTAACTGTTGCCGCAGTCCCAGTAGTATTTTGGTTAAGTGTTGGAATATCAGCTGCTACTAATGCTCTGAACGTTGGAGCACCTGCAGCACCGTTCGGCGCTGCAAAAACAGTGTTAGCTGTTTGAGAAGCTAAGGCAGCAGTTAATGTTCCAGTTGTTGTTACTGGAGAACCGCTAACGCTGAAAATATTGGGAAGAGATAGAGCGACTGAAGTTACAGTACCAGTACCACCAACTGTAATCCACTGCAATCCACTACCAGTTGATGCTAAAACTTGTCCATTAGATCCAACATTTCCGCCAATACTAATAGCTGGCACAGATAATGCACCAGCATCAGTAAGAGCAAGAATAGTTGAAGTATACGCACTATTGACGATTTCTAGAGCGCCAGTACTATTAATTCTAAAATACTTGTTTGGATTTGTTGCGGTTCCAAACGTATTGGTTGCTTCTAAGAACCCATGATATCCAGCACCACCACGCTGATTATAACCAGCCAGCTTAACTGAAGAGTTATTTCCATCACCACCAGAGAATGTAGTGATACCAGATAAAGTCACTGCCCCAGAAAGAGTACCAGAAAGCACACCACCGTTAATTGTCGGTGATGTTAGAGTTTTATTTGTTAGGGTTTGAGTTCCAGCTAGTGTTACGACGTTGTCGTCGATCGTGAAACTCTTGATGACGTTTGATGCGTTCTTAAAGAACAGTTTACCATCGGTGTAATTTAACGCTAATTCACCGTAGTCTAAGTCTGTAGTTAGAGGAACTTTTGATGTGACTGAAGACTTCTTCAGTAATACTTTATTTGCCATTGCAATCCCTTAAAAAAGGTAAGAGGGGTAGTAAAAACTACCCCATTACTCAATTATTTAGTATGTTCCACCATCGATGTTGAAGTTATCTAATGTTGAAACAGAAACGCCAGCACCGTTTAGGTTACCACCAATATTAACAGTACCGCCGATACCAACACCGCCTGTCACAACAACAGCGCCACTTGTATTGCTAGAAGATGCTGTGATGTTAGAGAATGTTACAACACCAGAATTTGTGTGGTTACCAGAGAAAGTACCAGACAGCGCACCAGCGTTAATAGTCGGTGATGTTAGAGTTTTATTTGTGAACGTTTCTGCGCCAGCTAAAGTAGCTAGAGTACCAGTAGTAGGTAGTGTTACGCTAGTTGTACCAGTTACAGTTAGTGTGGTAGCAAATGCACCACTAGTAGTAAGGTTACCACCTAGAGTAATAGTGCTAGAACCGTTGTTTACACCAGTACCACCGTAGACTGGAGAAACGATAGTGCCTTGCCAAGTACCAGTACCGATAGTACCAAGGGTGGTGATAGAGCTTTGACCAACGTACGTAGAAGCGATGTCAATAGCATCAGCAGTAATAGAAATACGGTTTGCGGTTCCAACTGCATCTATTGTATTGCCGTTCTTAGTTAAACCAGCACCAGCAGTGATTTGGCCAGCGCCAGAGAACTGAACGAAAGTAATACCAGTAGTGCCAATAGTGATAGCGCCAGTGTTAGTGCAAACGTATCCGTTATCGTTACCTACAGTACCTTCTTCGACGAAAGTGAATGCGCCTGGAGTAATTTCAGTGTTTTGGTCAGCGTCTACTGAACGAGTCAACACCCAGTTTGTAGAAGCAGAACCGACGTTGCTAACTACGTAGAAGCCGTTCTGTAACGAAGTTGTTTGATCCTTAACAAGAACACGATCACCAACAGAAAGAACGATACTGTCAATCGTAAGCGCTGCTTGTGTTCCAGAGTTAGTAAGAGTTGCACCAACACCAGAAGAGCCGTTAGAATAAGTAGCTGTTAAGTTAGAAGTAGTTGTTACACGAACTGAATCTTTAACATCTAGACCAGTCTTAACTGCATCAACGTATGACTTTGTTGCGGCATCGCTAGACTGAGTAGGTTCAGCAACAGAAGTGATTCTCTTGTTAGCAACATCAACAGTACCAGTACCAGTTGGAACCAAGTTAACACTATTGTTACCTGCGGCAGCAGTAACAGAAAGGTTACCAGAAGCACCAGTAATACTTGTGACAGTTGCTACACCAAGTGTTGGTGTTGTTAACGTTGGACTATTAGCGAAAACTAGAGCACCAGAACCTGTTTCGTCGGAGATAACTCCAGCCAACTCAGCAGAACTAGTAGAAGCAAATACGTTTAGTTTATTTGCCACATAAGCAACAGTTCCACCAGAACCGAATGCTACAGATGACCCATCAGTACCACTAAATGTTAATGTATTGCTTGCAGTTAGAGTTTTAGCATTAGCGACAGTTAATGTGCCAGTAGTTGAGCTAATTGTTAAACCGTTGATAGATGTAGCAGTTGCAGCACCAAGAACAGGCGTTACAAGAGTTGGACTATTAGCGAAAACTAGAGCACCAGAACCTGTTTCGTCAGAAACAGCAGTCGCCAGCTGAGCAGACGTCATAGTAATGGTATTAGAACCAAAGCTAATAGTCTTGTTTGTAAATGTATCAGCAGTATTCTTACCAACTAGTGTATCAGTTGCTGCTGGTAGAGTTAGTGTAGTAGAACCTGCAGCAGCACTTGCAACTACAGTAGTAGTACCAGATGTTGAACCAGTGAAAATCGCACCAGCAGAACCGATTGTTGGAGTAGTTAACTGTGCGCTAGTTAGAGTCTTATTTGTAAGAGTCTGAGTACCAGTTAGTGTAGCAACTGTACCATCGATATTAAAGGTTACGCTAGTTGCAGCACCAACTTTGGAAACGATGGAATCGATACCAGTTCCACCAACAAACGTCATTGTATCTGTTAGTAGTGCAAACGCTGAAGTGCCAGTATCACCAGCAATGTTTAGGTTAGATGCTACCGAAGCAGTAGAAGCTGCAGTTATCTGTCCTTGCGCATTGATAGTTAAAATTGGGATCGAAGTAGCAGAACCATAACTACCCGCAGTAACACCAGTGTTGGTGATAGAAAGAGTTGTGGTATTACCAGCATCGTTCACAGTAGAAGTGATACCTGTGCCAGCAACAACAGTACCACCAACTAAGTCATAGATGTACTCGGCAAGAGTATCAGTTGTGCCGTTAACATATGCATTATTAAGAACTAGCTTGCCTGTACCGTTCGGGGATAGAACGATATCGCCGTTAGTATTAGTAGAAGATAGCGTGTTTGATGTTAGTTGTAAGTTACCAACCAACCATCTGTCTATAGTTCCTGTTGCAGAAAGAATAGGAATAGACTTAGCGCTTGTGTTTAATGTACCGCCAGCGCCAGCTGCGTCGATAAGACCAGTGTAATACTTACCACCGATAACGATACGGTTAGCAGCGTTACCAGCAGTTTCTGTTCCCATACCGATGTATAGGCGATCACCACCATTTGAACCGTTGTCGGCTAGTGCTGAATATGCTAATTCACCAGCAGCTAGGGTACTTGGATTACCGCTAACTGAGGAACGCTTAATTCTAATAATAGAAGCCATCTTTTATTTCTCCGTTAATATTCTCCAGCTTCCATATTCTGTGCATCTAGCGTAGTGGAAGCTGTCCATTTATTAGTTGTTGTTTTATACACTAACACCGCCCCGTTAGTTAATTGTTGCAAATCTACGTCTAACATATTTTCAATGCTATTTGGCGCTATAGAAGTTGTGGCTGCAGTAACAGCTACACCTTCATTAGATGTTCCATACGGGTCGGAAACAATTGCAATGATGTCAGACATGTTAAATTTTTGTTATTTCGGGGTTCACTAAAACAATACCTTCTACAACACGTGTTCGTTCGCCATTGGGTGAACGAACTTCTACATCGTACAGGTATCTTCCTGCGGGGATTAGTCTAGATTCTTCTGAAGACAGTTCAATACGAACTCTTCCTTGTACTGGATTCGTTATAGAACTAGTAAAATTATACGCAGTCGAAGACTGGTATGACTTTCTCATCTGAGAAGCAACAGTGAAATTTGTTAGGTCCAGGGGTGTGCCGTCGGTGCCAGATACCGTGACATATGTTCTATAGAAAGAACCCTGATCTACATATAGGTTTGAAACTGTGGCCACTTAAAATCTCCCAATATACAATCTTATTTATGTTATTTGAGAACGCTAAATATAAAAGCTGCGAAGCGATAACATCACTTTTAATGGAGATAATATGGAAAATAACCAAGCACCACAAAACGAAACATCGTCAGCAGACGAACCTAATGTGGTCAAATTTTTTGAAAAACAGGCGTTCGCCACCCCAATTATTAGCTATATCAATCAAAAACACGACGAGTTCAAACTAGAATTCATCAAGTTGGCTGATAAAATGCAATCTTCTGGGTTCGATGGCGACATCCTTCAACTTGAAGATGAGCCAGCTGTAAAATTGTTAAAAGAAGCAATTTTCTCAGTTTGTGCAGAGTTGAAAGAATTTGGCTTTGATAACAGATACCCGTTTATTATGGGATCTAACGTTATCTACCAACAAAGAAACGAACACATTCCAGCGCACTCGTATGAGTTCGTTCCGCTCGTTCTAACATATATTGTCAATGAGCCTGAGCAAGTGACACCGACTACATATTATATCGACCCTCGTGGTGGTGTCCAAACACTTCGTGAAAAGGTTAGTCAAAACCTAGTCGGAACTTATTTTGGAATCAACGCCCACGAAGGCGAAATTATTGCAACTCCAGGTTACCTAACTCGATATACTGAGAGTAACCTAGATAGCCAAACATATCTTTCCATCAATGTTATGGTAGGTTACACCTCAGGGTCTGCAACAGCAACTTCTAAGAATGCCAATGCTGTTTAACCAGCAACAACTGGAATTCCTACAGACTTTCGGACTTTCCAAGAACGCTTAGTTCCATTCGACTTAACAAAGTCGATATCAATTACGGGGACAGATGTGATGCCATCTCGGCGGATCTTCTGTCCCCTAATTTCTGTTAGGATTAGTCCATCAGTCATAAAGAATAAACTAGCGGCTAACATGGCGTTATTGTACCAGAACAAGTTCTCACAAGCCTGCTCCCAGTATTGATTCTCTAGGAACAAACACGCACCTTGGCACAGTTGAACAACTGGACAGTTAGGGCATTCTGGACGAGTAGACCAATGATAAGAAGTATGAAGACGGATATTATCAAAGTCTTCGATGTTTCCAAGATTGTGCTTCGTTAAAGAAGAAGTGTTCTGACAAGTTGTGACGTTACCCTTCATATCAATCGCAATGTTATCGTCACGATCCATACCGCACTTCTGTCCGATAGTGTTTGCTGGGCGACCCTGTGCAATACCCTCGAAAAAGCTCTTTAATTTAGTATGAATAGTCATACTAAAGTGATTCTCGCCTTTGATTGTTTCCCAGAATAAAGCGTGAAGAATTTCTTTCTGCTCGTCAGTAGTTCTTAAGGAGTGTTGCATTCCAGATTCATCGTAAGGTAGCATCAATTCTTCAGTAGTTACATGAATTTGCCCTTGTTCTATCTCAGGCTTTAGTTTCTCCCAAATAAAGTCACGAACTGCAACAAGAGAGACGTTCTCTCGAGTCAACACTGCATTAAACCCTACTCGATTTTGACCCATAACTTTTAAGGCTGTTACAATACCTTCACGCATTTGAGGGTCGTCTAGTGGATCAGGACCACGGTTTTGCGCATGAAGAGGTCCATCGTGAGAAATGCCGATACTGAACGCCAAATCATTGAGCCACTTAACCTTTTCTTTATCCAGCAAAGAACCATTAGTGACCATATTGAATGACGCATTTGGGAAGAAGTCACGAATTCTCTCTGCCAGAGGCTTCAGGGTTTTCCAATACACCATTGGTTCGCCACCCCAAAATTCAATACGAACTTTATCGTATTTACTGATATTGAAGTTATTGCGAATCTTATTAACCAATTCTTCAGCGTCTTCTGGACCACCGACTGGATCGTGCGGTTGGTGTGCTTGGTTACAATAAGAGCAAGCAAAGTTGCACTTTAATCCCATCGTAATCTTCAGAATCTTAACAGATTTTGTTTTCTTACCGTGCGTTTCTGGTGAAGATGGGTTGGTAACTGGCGCTGGACGCCATACCTTGAGGTTTACATTATACTGTAAGTTAGGCGAGATAACTGTTAAGTCTGGTTTATCGGAAGTCTCTTCCCAATACATCTCAGAAGTCATTGGGTCGTAGACCATGATCTGCTCAACATCATTCGAACCACGCATTACTAATTGAAATGCTGACATAAAAAACTCCTATAATTTAACATAAATAAATCTTACCTACTATTTATTCTTCTCTACTATGAAACAATTTGACGTTGACTACTGCGAATCGCCATTAGACATGGAACTATTGAGTCCATACAAAAACCTACTGTATTGTAAATTAGATTTGCCTGAACTTCCAGATTTCAATAAAATAGATTTAGAACGTTTTGTGAATGAGACCAATGATTCCGTTGTATTAAAAAACATAGAATCTGCAGGATCGGATAGGTTTGCGTCTTGGGCGAATGTAAAATATCCTTGGAAAACCGCTTGGATAAAGTCTAGAGACAATGTTTGGTTTAATGGATTTGATACAAAATTCCCACAGCTGGTAAACTATATATCAAACTTCCCAATAGACTCAATAGATGATTTAGCTTCGGGTCAAATACTAGCTCAAAAAGAAAACACAGAAGCATTTCCGCACACAGACCCTGATCCTTGGTTTGGGTTTAGGGTTTACCTTTCAGAAGAATCCAATAGATCTACATTATATTACCATCCAAGTTACACTGAACTTGAAACAAGACCGACCACTTGGATTATTGAAAATGGAATAACAAAAAAGAATGATCTGAGCAAATATTACGATTATTCTAAAAAACTATGTGTGAAAAATAATACAGGTAAGTTTGCGTTTATGTTAAATTCAATCAGAGGTTGCCATGGGGTTGAGGGTAACATAGAGAGAGAATGTGACAGATTAGTGTTATTGCTATTTTTCAGAAAGATTAATTCTAGCAAATTATCTGACTTGTTTAGCCGAAGCGTAGTTAAGTATAAAGATTCTTGTATTTGGAGATAATATATGATAAAAGTTTTAACGAAAGAGCACGAGTCTCAAATTATTGAGATTATTAATTCTCATGAAAAGTCTGTAAAGACTGTTAAATCTGAGTATAGAAACCAAAAAATAATTTCATACACGCTTAGATCTCTAGGCGCTGAAAACAATTATATTATTGGCTGGTTTGACGGGGAACAACTAATTTCATTTTTACACGCAAAAGTTATTTTAGGAATTCCATTCTGGCAATTAGTATACTGGACAACTAGAAATACTAGTAGGCATTTTTCCAAATCTGGTATAATACAATTACTGGATAATTGCTGCGAGGTTATGGAAGATAATAAACTTTATAATTTTTATCTTGCAAGACCTCTGAAATATGGAATAACAAAATACTTTGTTCAAGCTAAAATGACTAGTAGATATAATATGTCTTACGAAGAAATTGTGTTTGAGGGTAGTAAATCTAACTACGCTTTGTTTAATTCCATATTCTTCGGAGATATGAAATCACCATCAGATATGGTTATTATGTCTATATGCTTAAAGCCAGAACATAGAAAATTTGACACTATGCCAGAATCGTATTATAAGTACGAAAATCCCTTACCCAAATAACCTTCAATATCAATTTCCCACCAGTTTTCAGTTAAAATCAATTTACCTGGAGATGCATGGTGATTATTGTGCCACCCAAATCCCATGCCAAATATACCAAGCCAAAAGTTATTGGTAGATTTATCAGCAGTTTCGTGATTTCTATAACCACTTCTGTGACAAAAATAGTTAATTAAACCCAATCTTAAAAAATCAATACAATAAGCCAAACAATAAAGACTCAATAAAACTGGGTCTATTAAAAATAAAATAGCACAGAATGCATAAATTATTTTATAGTGGTGTTTGTGGAAAAACGAATAAAACTTATCTCTAGATATTTCAATTGCTAATCTCTTAGCGAACCTTTCCTGCATATACTCTTTATCGTTGCTGCCTTGTGGGAAA